ATGGGCACGATCACATCACGCAAGCGCAAGGACAACTCGACGGCCTACACGGCGCAGATACGGATCAATCGGGACGGGAAGACAGTTTATCAGGAAAGCCAAACCTTCGACCGCAAGCAGGTGGCCCAGGCCTGGATCAAGCGCCGGGAAACGGAGTTGGCGGAACCGGGTGCCATTGAGCGCGCTAACCGCAAGGGTGTGACGATCAGGAAAATGATCGAGCAGTACCTGGAGGAATACGAGAAGATCCGGCCGCTGGGCAAGACCAAGAGCGCGACACTGAGCGCGATCAAGGACACCTGGCTGGGCGAGCTCGACGATTCGGCGCTGACCAGTCAGAAGCTGGTGGAATTCGCGCAATGGCGGATGAGCAAGGAGGGCGGTGGCGTCCAGGCGCAGACGGTCGGCAACGATCTGTCGCACCTGGGCGCGGTGCTGTCCGTGGCGCGACCAGCGTGGGGTTATGAGGTGGATCCGCTGGCTATGCCGGACGCGCGCAAGGTGTTGCGTAAGTTGGGCATGGTCAGTAAGAGCAAAGAGCGTAATCGCCGGCCAACCCTTGATGAGTTGGACAAGCTGATGAAGCATTTCTTCGAGATGCAGACGCGCCGGAAAGCCCAGATCGACATGCCAAAGCTGATTGCCTTCGCGCTCTTCTCAACGCGTCGGCAGGAGGAAATTACGCGGATTCGCTGGGACGATCTCGATTGCGCACGGCAGTCCGTCCTGGTGCGCGACATGAAGAATCCCGGGCAGAAGATCGGCAACGACGTCTGGTGCCATCTGCCGGATGAAGCGTGGGCGATTCTCCAAAGTATGCCCAAAGTCGAGAAGGAGATTTTTCCTTACAACGCTAAGTCAGTTTCGGCTTCTTTCACTCGGGCGTGCGCGCTACTCGGCATTGAAAATTTGCATTTTCATGATCTGCGGCATGAAGGTGTGAGTCGGTTGTTTGAGATGGAGTGGGATATCCCCAAAGTGTCCAGCGTTTCCGGGCATAGAGACTGGAATTCATTAAGACGGTACACTCACCTTCACAAGCAAGGTGACAAATATTCAGGTTGTAAGTGGCTGATATTGGTAGTTTGACTTTTGTATCTTTTTTAAGTTGGTTTGAGGAGTGCTGATTTACATGGAATTATCGGTTCTGCTGGATGATCTGCCAACCCTGGAAGATAAGCTAGCTTGGGAGTGTGAGCTCCAAAGGATTACGGGTAGGATAGCAAACTGCCCGACGCCCCATGTACTTGGAGTCCATGGTAACTGGGGGAGCGGAAAGACGAGCTTTATGAGGCAACTGCAACATCGACTCGGGGGGCGATTTGATGAAGATGGTTCCGTGTTCAAAGGTGTTCATTTTCAACCTTCACAAGAGAATAAAAAAATTGCCACAGTATGGTTTGATGCGTGGCGGTATCAAAACGAACTAACCCCAATTGTGGCGTTGTTACAGGAAATCCGTAGGCAGTTATCAGTAATGCCTATGGTGAAAGCGAAGTTTTCAAAATTGGGTACGATCGCTTTAAGATATACCCTTGATAGTCTAAGTGATGTGGGTAAGGCAATCGGTATTGAAGCCATCCCGAGCACCGAGAAAATTCAGAAAATAGGGGAGCAATGGGAGGCACAACACCACGCCCAGCTTCTTAATACGGATTCAATTCGAAAACATCTTCATGATACAATTTTAAGTTTATTGCCGAATGGAAATCAGTCTAGAATTGTAGTTTTCATTGATGATTTAGATAGGTGTAATCCAAAAGCTGCCTTCAGGCTTTTGGAGGGATTAAAAATCTATCTGAATCTACCTAATTGTGTTTTCGTATTGGGAATGAATGAGAATGTCTTGACTGACGCGATTCGAGAAGAGATTTCAGCGCCAGGGAGTGCAAGTGTAGGTGAGCTCAATTTGAGAGCCAGTCATTATCTGGAGAAGATTTGTACAGATATATATCGCCTGCCACTTCCTCAAGACGCTAGCGCTCTTTTCAGCGCCATGTTGTCAGCGTCCGTGCCTCAAATTTACGTTGATTCTTTCAATATTTGTGTAGGGGACGCTATATGTTTGCCACCCAATCCTCGAAGGTTGAAAGCATTAGCGAATCAATGGGCGAGATTTTCTGGTTGCATTGCGTTTCCGGAGGCAGCTGCTGATCAGTCAATATGGGCGGCTCGTGTCACAGTTGCAGCTTACATACATCAATTTCATAGAGATCTGTGGGAGCGGTGGCATTTTAATCCTGATTTTTGGGTCGAATTTCTCGCATGGTGTAATGGTGAGCGAAGTTTCAGTCCTGAGGGACTCCCGATTGCCCCCAGCTGGGCCTCGGCTTTAAAACTTACCACGAGATTTTTTGACGCTGATACTGCAATGCCGCCTACGTGGGCTTTGCAATACCCTAATCCTGGCGATATTGATGTGATGTGGATTGATGAATTGATCCGTCGCTATCGAGACTTTCTAAGGCCGGTGGATTTTAAACCGCTGTTAGCTGGAAAACAATTAGCTAGGTAGTTGATATGACTGATTTTATATCGAGTGTCCCTGATCTTTGGAGCGAGACAAACTTGCGGCCATATCTGGGTGAAGTAAAAAGACGTCATGGCGTGGTAGAAACTTTAGCATTGCCTTCAATGCGTGATCTTCCTCCCGTGCAGATTGAAACATTATTTGTTCCTCCTTTATTAGCGCAAGTTACTGTGTCTGCGGATAGTGATCCTGACTCGTGGCCTGCAGGAAGAACGCTATTAACCGAGTTGCAAGATTTTAAACAGCTTGTGGTGTTGGGTGATCCTGGTGGCGGTAAAACAACGCTAAGTAATTGGCTTGCTTGGAGATTGGCTGCTGGGCTGAATTCACCTCTGCCGGAAATGTTACAAAATAGAGTGCCAATTCCTTGTGTATTGCGCGATATGCCTGTTGAGTTATTCAGTCTAGATGTAACGCTTATTGACTTGGTAGACTCGGTCGCCGACAAGCTTTTGGGTAATAGAGCTACGACCTCTGTTAAGCAAGCCTTATCAAAAAGAGTGTCTCTCGGTGCGTATGTTTTGATTTTAGACGGCATTGATGAGATACCAATTGCTCATCGACAAGTTGTAGCTGGCTGGATTCGTTCTGCATCTGAGCAGGGTGGCTGCGTTTTGGCGACATCACGCGTCATTGGTTATGAAGATTATCCGGTAGACGGCTTCGATGGAGCAGTATCACATATTGTTGGAAAAAAATTTACTGATAAGAAATTTGACGTTAAAAATCTGGCGGTATCCAATTATTTTGAAGTTTCTCAAAAGGTCCACTCAAATCTTCGCTCGGGAGAGTATGTAGAGTCGAGAGAGCCAAGAAAATGGGCTCATATAAGGTACTTAATGCCGTTTGATCAGGGGCGTATAGCAGCCTTTGCTGAAAATTGGTATCGCCAACGTTGCATGACACAGCAAGAAGCAACACAGAAAACTACCGATCTTCTCGCTGCATTGAGTCAGTCCGAGGTTACACAGAAATTAGCACGCACTCCCAATCTCCTGAGTTTGATGGCGATCGTGCATAGAGAGCGTGCGCATTTACCCGATGGAAAGGCGTTGCTTTACGAGGAAATTGTCAATGCGTACATCAACACGATTGATAAACAACGTAAAATTGCCCCAGGCGATATTCTTGCGCAATATGGCTGGAAGGAGCGTAAAGCTTGGCTTGCATATGTAGGGTTCAAGATGCAAGCCACACGTGGTATCAGTGGAAATCGGGACACGGGAATTCTTGCCGAAGAGTCGGACGTAGAGCAATGGCTTTCTGATGCGATGACGATTTCTGGTGTACCGTCACCTCAGCAAGCTGCTAAAACGTTTCTTAATTGGGTTGCACGACGTAGCGGGTTGCTACTACCTAGAGGCGAAGCGAGATACGCTTTTGTGCATTTGAGCTTTCAAGAGTATTTCTGTGCGTGTTATTTAGACTCATGCATCGTTCGACCTGCCTTTATTAAAGATAAACTACCAAAAGATGCTGATGTTACGAAGGTCAAGCTGGCAGATTGGAGTAGCGACTCTCATTGGCTAGAAACTCTTATATTTTTGTTTGAGTTGTTGTCAGCTGAGCGAGATTCTGAATGGGTCGACGACCTCGTTCGTATTATTTTTGGTGAGAATGTTGACGCCTTTGCTCCATATGATCGCTCCTCTGAAGTTGCATCCAGAATAATAACGAATAAACATATTAAAATTAGCTTGGACCTAAGAGATGGATTAGCCGTAAGTCTCGGTCCGAATGCAATTAGTGAGTGGGAGGGTGAGCGATATAACCCTAACTCTGGAGTGTTATCGGCGCTTTTAGACGCGGGGTATGCCGCTGTTATAGGCGACTCTATCGCGGAAAATATCTATAATGATAAATCGCTGCTAGGAAAGTGCTATCAGGGTCTAGAGGATGTTGAATGTCCGGAGCGAGTATGCATTCTAATTGTTGAGACTGATCAATCAATTAGTGCGGACATGTTGAAAGAGTTTGTAAATGTAAAATACCTACGAATGAAAGGGACGGGGCTGAGCGAGTCTTCTTTTTTAACACAATTTAACGGCTTGAAACTTCTACAGCTAATGTCAGTGCCAATTACTGATATTGATCCTGTTGCAAGATTTTCTGAGTTGTCCCATGTTGAAATACATGACATGGCGATTTCTGATATTGGGCCGCTTTCGAGTTTGCGGTATATACATACTCTTGAATTGCACGGCTTAGATATTTTAGATCTGTCTCCGCTTGCAAAACTGAAAGGTCTCATTTATCTCAGTTTGAAAAAGTTGAAGGTTAACGATTTCAAACCTCTAGCAGTTCTTAAAGGATTGAAAACACTTTATTTAGACGATATTCCCGATAGTGATCTTGCGCCTGTTGCAGGATTGAAAAAGTTACAATATCTAAAAATAGCTGATTCACCGATTCAAGATTGGAATTTTTTATTAGGGCTAAAGAAATTAACATCACTGGACCTACGTGGTATTCCTATTAATGATTTGTCCACTGTTGGAGCTATGAAGGGGTTGCAAACGTTATACTTAACTCGTTGCGACGTATCCTCCTTTGAACCCTTGAAGAAGTTATCTGGCTTGCGTGGGATAGCTATTATGCATATACCGATAAATAACATTGAATTCATTTCTGCAATTAAAGGTCTGAGTACTTGCTATCTTTCGGGGGGAGGCGTGACTGATTTGTCTCCGTTGTCATCTTTAAAGAAGCTCTCCTTTCTTTCCATTGATGATGTGTCAATCCCAGATCTCACTCCAATTGCTGAGTGTAAAGAGTTAAGATTTCTTGATATTGACTGCCAGTCATCAATCGATGTTCTTCCTTTGCGGGCGCTTTCTAACTTGCGTAGTTTGCATTTGAGAAGCGCAAGCGTTGAAAATTTAACATCTCTTGATGGTGTTGAAGGCTTGAAGGTTAAGTGGGAATCTGTGGAGTAAAAAATAAGGGCACTATAGTGCCCTTGTATACTTAATTGTTGTGCCCCATTTTATGTATTTCTTGTGCCGCTTTTTTGTGTTGATTGTCGATGTATTCTGCCAGATCCATTAGATGTACTCCTAGAGCTGCTTTTTGAGTGTTTGCGCCGAGTCTGACAATCGGGATGTTTATTTCTCCAGTAAGTTGTTTGGCTTTGAATTTTTCGACTGTCAATCCCATGTAGTCAGCGCATACCTGTTTAAGCGGTATCACTGCTTGGCCGCTATATTGCGCCATGAGTAAAAATAGCGTGTTCATGCCACCTCCTGGCTTTCATTCATCAATATATTTACCCAGCGTTTTGACTCGCAGAGCTGCGAATACCCCACAACAGGCTGCGCGGGCGGGCGATTCTGAGCGATTAGCGTTGCATCAGGTGTGGCTGCCTCGCGCAGCTTTTCGTGGGGTATAAGTGCCTCGGCAGTGGCACTGAGAGGGGCAATAATGCCTGCTGCTGCGCAGCAGAGACTGTTTGTTTCTGGTGCGTCGACGCCATTGGCGTTGCGGAGCAAAGCGGTCGATGTTTGGGTGGTGTGCAGTTCCATCGTCATGCCGCTTTCCTCCGGTGTTCTATAGCGAGTTGGTCCATTAGGCGCTGGTGACGCGTGAGCCGTGTTGCGATGGTGGCGAGAATCTCGGCTCATGCAGCCTCCTTGACCAGGTCCGCAAGTAGCAGAGCGTTTTTGGTGTCTTTGTTCAATTTGCGCACGGCGTCGTTGCCGATCAGCACTGCCAGCTGCCGGTCGAACTCTTTGCGAAAGCGCGTCAGTTCCAGCAACTCGGTGGTGGCTTTGGTGCATTGCTGTTGCAGGGTGCCGTCTGCCTGTGGTGTCAGGCGTAACATTGGGATAAGGCGATTCATGCTGCTTTCTCCTGTGTTTGTGGCTCCAGGAGAGCGGCCATGGCGAGCGCTTGATCTCGTAGCGCAAGGGTGTCGCGTTCGAGTTTCTTGCCGGTGCGGAATGCGCTGAATGTCTCAGCCGCGATTCGCAGTTTTTCTGCGATTTCCAGCAGAGTTTGACGTTCTGTCTCTCCCAGCTTGGAAGCCTCTAAAGCGCGCGTGTAGCGTGTGTAGATTGATCCGTAATGTCCGTGCCATTGATCAACAAGCCGTTGCAGTCCCCGAATCGATTCCGAGCTATCTGCCCGTTGAATGGCCTTGCCTTCGTCGATGCCTTCAATACGGCCATCGATAAGACCGCCGCGATAGCCTGCCCAATAGGTGAGGCCGACAAGTACGATCAGAACGATCAATGCACAGATTTGTATTGCGGTCATGTGGTGTGCTCCTGGTGGTTTCGCTTGGCTGGTGGTGGCAGCCGATTGTTGGTTGTTCATTCGTTGTCAGGATCGGCAGGCATTTCACGCCGCCGGCTAGTCGTTTGACGGTCGCGGCATGGCTTCGTCTGCCTTGTAGGCGCGGATGTCGATCAAGGCGGCAACGTGCCTGATGTGGGCATATCTCAATGCCTTCACGCTTTCGTCGATGGTGGTCACCGGGAGTTGAATTCGCCCGCTGTTGATCGCCTCCGTGAACGTCTTTTCATTGAGGTTCTTGAAGTAGTGCACGCGCAGCTTTTCGAGGGGGATAAGCACGTCGCCGAAGAGGTCGTGCAACATCTCGACGGTGGAGCTATCCGGTGCGGGAAGTAGTCGTAGCGGTGTTTGGTTGGCGTTATTCATGCGGCTGCTCAGCCTCCTTGCGTTTAAGTCGTGACGGGTGATTCCAGGCGTTCAGGCAGTGACGTTTGGTCAACTCCCGCAGATGCTCAGGCACTTCAAGGAGCGCGGCATTGCGCTCCTCGCGTGTTTGCATGGCGACGATCTGGCGGGCGTACTCCCTAGGCCACGTCACGGTTGTCTACCGGGATTTCTGGTAGATTCAGTCCCAGTTGCTCGGCGAGCCAACGAATGCCGGCTTGCTTCACCCGGGTTGACTGGCTGTATTGCATGCCGAGCTTCTCGTGATACCAGTTACCGTTTTTGACTCCCAGATACTCACGATCCCGATTCGGATAAGCCGGAAGGTTCTGCAAGTTGAGCGGCGCCTTTTCTCGCATGAGGCTGATCAGCTTGGGGCGGGTGATACCCAGGTGTTTGGCGGTTTTGGCGAGAGTGCGATCCATGGGTCCTCCTTATGCTGCATGCGCGGCGGGAGTCGCCACGGCAGCCAGGTGGTTGATGGATTCGGCAACCTTTTCGTAGATCTCGGCATCGGTACCGCACACGGTGAAGCACTTAGTGCGTGGGCGTTTAACGCCGATGCTCATGATGATGGTGATGCCAGTGCGTGTTTGGGTTCGATGGATCGCCACATGGATGGGCAGTTCAAAACCCATGTCGAGGCTCACCACGCCACCGGTACGCACCAGCTCGAACACGCGCTGTTTGTGCTCGATATCGAACCGAGCATATTGGCGGCTTGCGTGCGGGGTATTCTGCAGATCGGCTGTGCTGGTGGCATCGAGCGGACCGTTGATGATTTCTTCAATGAAGTCTGCCAGCTTGAGATGCATCTTTTTTTCATTCGGCAAGGTAAGCGTGTGGCGGTCGCTGCCTGGCTCTATGACGAAGAGAGTGTCCGATGCATTGCGTTCAACCTTTAGGCGAAACGGCACGGCTTCGCGCTTTGGGGCCGACCTGAGTACGTGGTTGAAGGTGCCGCTCAGATTGATCTGGGCATTGAGCAATTGCAGGGTGCGATTGTCGAGCTTGAACTTGTTCATGCTGCCCGGCCTCCGTCGTTCGGGTTGAACGGAGCAGGTGTGGCACGAGCCTGGGTCTTTGATTTACTAGGGATGAACATGCAGCCGCAATTACGCGCGATGCGGCGAACTTCGAGGATGCGGAAGGGTTCATCAGCAGTTGGATGGACATGCAGAGTTGCTGTGGTGTGCATGGTATTGCCTCGCTCTGTGGTGGAAGAGTGAGGCGAATATCAACCATAGGTTAAATCATGTCAACAACTGTCAGGTGAAATTGGTTGTCTTTCTGTACGGCCTAAGGAAAAGGAAAAGGCTCATTCAGGGGTGAAAGTGCCGATGACTTTCCCGCAAATCTGCATTTCTTCAGTGAGTTCCATGATCGGATACTGTGGGTTTATAGGCTTCAGGTAGTGCTTCCCAGCGTCATGAACTAGGACTTTGAAGGTCGCCTCGTTGGTGCTAGGTAATGTCGCTATGACCCGATCACCGTTGTTTACAGCAAGCTCCGGGTCTACAAAGATTACGGAGCCTGCCGGATAACTTCTGCCTGGGCCGTTGTTGGTCATGGAGTCACCAACAACGCGTAACGCATACCCGGATTTGCTGATATTGACCGGGCAGGGGAGCCAAAGCTCCGCATCGAAGGATTCGACACTAGCGCCCATTTCGCACCATGAACCGGCTTGAACCCACGAGATCAGCGGAACCTTACCCATTTTGGTATCGGTGGTCTGCACATTGTCTATATTGCTGGCCACACTTCTAGGTGGCGCTTCATCAGGGAAAACAGGCATTACACCATGTTCAAGCCACTCTCTGCGCACACCTAACCAATCAGATATCGCAGTGAGGCTATCGACTTCCGGCATAGCTGCGCCATTGAGCCATTTGCTGACCGCTTGGGGCGTCTTGATAACGCCTTTTGATTTCAGTTGCTTGAGGACGTCAGCACCTCGCCCATGCTTGCGGACGTTATTAGCGTCTAGGGCGGCGTGGAGCCTTTCGGCAAACATGTGTCGCAAATTTTCTTTATCAATCATGAGTTGATGATCACATAGAAGTTGCTAATCCGTCAGTTGACCTTTACTATCAACCAACAGTTGAATAGAGGGCCAAAAATTGAACCCATCAGACTTTCCAAATGCCATCGCGTTTGCTTTTGAAGCCGTAGGGGGCATCGGTGCTGCCGCCAAGGTATGCAACCGGAGCTATCAGGCACTGAATAAATGGCGTCTGGCAGCCAGCCTGCCGCGAACCGATTACACCGGTGAAACCCAGTACGCCACGCTTTTGGCGACTGCTGCGGAGCAAAAGGGCAATGCTTTTGATGCGGCTTGGTTGCTTCATGCCTCGACCCCACAAAAAGCAGCAGCTTAGATAGAAAAAAGGCGACCCAAGGGCCGCCCAGTTCCTCCCGACACGCACCACCACAGCGCTGTCGGGTCGCGATAAAGATAGGCGGGCACACCACATGCGAACCGTCAATCTTTCCCGCGCTTTCCAAGGCACGGATGTCTTGGTGTTGCTGCCTTTTCCACCACAGATTGGGCAGCTGTTGCGCCAGAGGTGAACGACGGATCGTTCGCCTCGGCACGGTGCCGGTGTCGATCCTGAAGATCTAACCGGCTTTTGGGCCCTTTCAAGCCACGCGGCAAATGTATCACCACTACATGTCGCGCGGCACTGGCAACTTACAAGGATTNATGCCATGAGCCGAATTGCTCTGAGTTGCGTTGAACGAGCACAGCGGGAAATCCTGCCGCTCGATTTGGCGCTTTACCATGCTGCTCGGGACTACCCCGGTGGCGCTGCTGCAATTGCCGCCACCACCGGCAGAAACGCCACCACGCTGCAGCACAAGCTATCTCCCACGCATCCAAGCCACTCTGTGAACATTCAGGAGTTCGGCGAGATCCTGGAGCTGACCAAGGACCGCCGCATTCTGGATGCGGTGCACGCGTTGGTAGGTGATACGACTTGGCAGGAGTTGGCCGAGGCATACACCAACGACATGCCTGAAACCTTGACCACCGGCATTGCCGAGTATTTTCGGCAGGTCGCTGATTTGGCTGAGACATGGGCCAAGAGCATCGGCGACGGCGTGGTGACTGACCACGAATTGGCCGCAATTCGCCTACAGGTGTTTCGCGGTATTCAAGGGCTGCTGGGGATGTTCAACCGCGCTAACTACGTGAATCAGACCACGCGGGGTGCCGACCATGGCTGACATCGCAGATTTTGCTAATGACCTGGTGCAGGAGCGGCTTGATCAGGCACTAGCTGCACGGAACGCCGCCAAGCCTGCATTGGCGGCGCATTCGTTTTTATTCTGCGAGGACTGCGAAGAGCCTATCCCAGAAAAGCGTCGAGTGGCTCAACAGGGCTGCACCCAATGCTTGAATTGTCAGTCCATTACTGAAGCGCGCGAGGCCCGTCATGCTCGATGAGGTATTGAATCAATTCGCAGACTACGGCCTTGAGCCTGAGCAGCCGCTGATTTTCGGTAAGCTCACCCGCTGCAAGACCGCCCAGGACAAGGGCAAGGAAAAAAACGGCTGGTACGTCGTCCACGAGCATCGCACGGAGAAGAACGAAACACTGATCTTCGGCAGCTTCGGTGATTGGCGTTCGGGCGAGTCGCAAAAAATCAAGGTGAAGGCCGGGCGCATGAGCCCGGAAGAGCGTGAAGTCATGCGCGCTCGGCAGGAAGACGCCAAGCGTAAGGCCGCTGAGGTAGCGGCCAACGCGGCACGGCGAGCAGCCAACCGTGCAGCCGGGTTGTTCAAGCGCATGCCGGAAAAGGGCAAGAGCGCCTACCTAGATCGAAAGCAGATCGTTGGGTTCAAGGTTCGCTATGCGCCACGTACCGGCGCATTTTTGGTGCCTATGTGCAACGTGCGGGATCATATCGTCGGCCTGCAAGTGATCTTCCCGGCTAAGCAAGAAGACACCGGTCGCGACAAAGCCTATTGGCCCTACGGCATGTCGAAAGAGGGCGCTTTCCATTTGATCGGCCCGCACCCTGAGCCGGGTGAGCCAGTACTCGTGTGCGAGGGGTACGCCACAGGCGCTAGCTTGCACATGGCGACCTCGCTGACGGTCGCCATCGCCTTCGATGCGGGCAACTTGCTACATGTCTCCAAGGCCATGCGGGAGCGTTTTCCCGGTTGCCCGCTAATCCTCTGCCGGGATGATGACTGGAAGACGAAGCGTCCGAATGGCGAGCCATGGAACCCTGGTGAGGAAAAGGCCAGCAACGCCGCGTTGATCGTCGGCGGCCAAGTGGTCGCGCCAGTCTTCTCTGGCGAGCGTGAAATCAAGTGGACCGACTTCAACGATCTGCACATTGCCGAAGGTTTGGAGGCTGTCCGCCGCCAGGTATTGGCGGTGGTCAAACCTCCTGCAGCAGGTGGTTGGAAGGATCAACTGGCTCGCACCGAAAATGGCTCCCTGATCGCGCACATGCAAAACGTCGAGCTGATTCTGGGCAATGACGAGCGCTGGGCTGGTGTCATTGGTTACAGCGTGTTCAGCTCCAAAATCGTAAAGCTGCGGTCTGCACCCTTTGGCGGCGGTGCTGGCGATTGGGCTGACATCGATGACATGCGGGTGATGAAGTGGCTCGCGCAGCAATACAACCTGCGAGTCAAGGCGTCCCATGTGATCGAGGCGGTCAGCGTGGTTGCCCACGACCATTCTTTTCACCCGGTGCGTGAGTATCTGGAAAAGCTCGAGTGGGACCGCGTCCCTCGGCTGGAAACCTGGTTGACCGATGTGCTCGGGGTCCATGCAAACGAATACTCGGCCAAAGTCGGTAAGCGCTGGCCGATCTCGGCGGTGGCTCGGGTAATGCGCCCTGGCTGCAAGGCCGACTCGGTGATGATCCTTGAGGGCGGGCAGGGTGAAGGTAAGTCCACGGCCATGGGCATTTTAGGTGGTGAGTGGTTCATGGACACGCCTTTTGCCCTCGGCGACAAGGACAGCTTCCAGGCGATTCGCGGGAAGTGGATCGTCGAACTGGGGGAGCTGGACAGCTTCAACAAGGCTGAAAGCACTAAGGCCAAGCAGTTCTTCTCCGCGTCCACTGACACCTACCGCGAAAGCTACGGCCGCAGAACAAACGATGTGCCACGCCAGTGTGTGTTCGTGGGGACCACCAACCAAGAGGAATACCTCAAGGACGCTACCGGCAACCGGCGTTACTGGCCGGTGTTCTGCAACAAGGTCGACTTGGAAACACTGCGTGAGATTCGCGACCAGCTGTGGGCTGAAGCGGTGTTCTGCTTCGAGGCCGGCGATATCTGGTGGGTGACGAAAGACGAGTCCTGGATGTTCGCTGAAGCCCAAGACGAGCGCTTCGTTGTCGACGAATGGGAAGGGCCGATCCTGACTTGGTTAGAGGAGTCGCAGATCGGCGAAACCGCGACCGGCAACGAGATCCTGACCCAAGCCCTCAAATTGGACTACGGCCATTGGGGCAAGCCGGAGCAAATGCGGGTTGGTGCGATCATGCATCGCCTGGGCTGGCGGAAGAAGCGCATGCCGGCGTTGGCAAAGAGCGGCATCCGGCAATGGGCCTATCAGAAGCCCGCGACTTGGGGGCGTGTGACTGCGTTGCAGGCGCCTCTGGTAGAGGAGCCTTGCTTTGATTAAGCGAATTGATGAGATGCTCAAGCTCTGGGCGCAGGATCTGCACTCTCCGATGACTGTGACCTACGGCGGATCGACTGGCGGCAACATGATCGCCATGTTGATGGAGTGCAAGGGCGAGCTGATACGCGGAACTCGCGGCAGTCGGGTGCTGCTGGATGAGTCGGCGGATATCGAGCTGATTGTTCACAAGCATTTGCCGCCCCGGCTTGCCTTGGTTGTGTTGGAGCATTATTGCAACCAGGAAAGCTTCCTTTCGCAAAAGCTTCTGCACTGTGCATGCAGCTCTCGAACCTACTACATGCGGTTGCACGAAGCTCATGAGTTCATTCAGGGCATGCTGATGGGTAAGGCTGCATGAAACCTGGCATCACTCCGCCTGCCGCTGTCCTACTGTCCGGCCTTGTCCGACTGCCATTTAGAGCAGTCGGACAAGTACAGGCCGCGCCGTTACTGGGCTGTCCTACTGTCCAACCTTTGCCCGCTCCATGCACACGTAAGCATAGCGGGCACGTAGTCGCGCCCATGGCGCGCACGCGTACTTTTAGCTTTCTCTCTATACACAAGAAAAGAGTAAATAAAGTAGGACAGTCGGGCAGAGCCCCAAATTTAGGCGCCTGTAGCTGTCCTACTTCGACCCTGCATAGTGGGACAGGTAGGACAGGGCACCAGAAGCGATAGCCGATTGAATGCGTTGTACCCCTGTTGCACCTGCGTCACACCCACGTTGCACCCGTATTGCTCCATGGCATTAAAACTAGCTTGCTGCCAGTAAAATCCACCTGTAAAAAGTACCCATCTTCGATAGGTGCGACCGCAAAGAGCGGCAAGCACCACACACCAAACCCGGCCATTGCGCCGGGTTTTTGCGTTTATGGAGTAGGGCTATGACGAACGAGCAACAAGCGCTGGCAGAGATGCCAATCTGGTTAGTGATCGTCCTGGCATTGGTCGGTGGCGTGTCGGGAGAGATGTGGCGCGCCGACAAGGACGGGGCTCGGGGCTGGGCGTTGTTGCGACGCCTGGCGCTTCGGTCCGGTGCCTGCATTGTCTGCGGCGTGTCAGCGATGATGCTGATGATCGGCGCGGGCATGACGATCTGGACGGCGGGCAGCTTGGGTTGCCTGACCGCAATGGCCGGCGCTGATGTCGCCATCGGTCTTTACGAACGCTGGGCCGCCAAGCGGCTGGGCATTTCCGAAGTGCCACCTGCTAGCGGCGAGCAGGGGTGATGAATCGCGCCAGGGCGCCGAAAACTGCCGGGGACCCTGGGGTTATTCGGGGGGTACGGGGTCGGAAACCCGCGGGAACTTGTTAGCGGACAGTTCACCAGCTTAGTGAACTGGAGTGAACAGGTGAACTCCCCGGAGTTATTAGGTGAACAGGAGATTCATCGTGACCATCATCAGCAAAACGGAGTTTGCCGCACGGCGGGGCTGGGCAAAATCCTACGTTTCCAAACTAGCGGCCCAGGATCGTCTGATTCTGGCCGAGGACGGCAAAAAAATTGACTTGGAAGCGACTGAAGCGCTGCTCGCCAAGACGGCGGATCCAAGCAAAGCAGCTATCGCTGAGCGGCATGAGCGGATTCGCTTGGAGCGGGAAGCCCAAATAGCCGCCGAAGAACCTGCGGTGCCGCAAATCGGAGAGGTGGCGGACTTCCAGAAGTCTCGCGCTCTTCGAGAGCATTACCTGGCGCTGCAAGAGCGCGACAACTTTCACAAACAACAAGGCGTTTTGGTTGAACGCGAAGCGGTCGAAATCGGTGCTTACAACGCCGGCCGCCTGCTGCGCGATCAACTGTTAGGCATGCCACCACAGCTAGCGCCGGAACTGGCGGTCATGACCGACCCTTGGAAAATCGAAAAGCACCTGACGGCGGCCTTGCGCCGCACGCTGGAGGACGCGGAGCGCCTGTCCTCGGCGGACCTTGAACACGCCCTGAACACGAGTTGAGCCTATGCCCACGGAAATCCCTGACGGTGCAGAGGTGTACCGCGAGGCGTATTTCCGTGGGCTGCGTCCCGACCCGGATGTCTGGATCGATGTATGGGCCGACGAATACATGCGCATCCCGCGTGATACCGGCGCCGCCGAGCCCGGCCAGTACCGCACGTCGCGTACACCGTATGCCCGCGAACCCATGCGTTGCTTGTCACCGGCTCACCCCTGCAAACGCGTGGTGACCATGGTCGCCTCGCAGTTGATGAAAACCCAGATCGCCTTGAACTGGATCGGCGGCCTGATCCACATGGCGCCGTCGAACATCCTGACTCTGCTGCCTAGCCTGGGCTTGGCGAAGCGGGTCTCCTCGCGGATTGGCAAGACCATCAAGGCCACGCCGGTCCTGCGCGAAAGGGTGGCCTCCAGCCGCTCGCGAGACTCACGCAACACCATGGACACCAAGGAGTTCGAAGGCGGTTCGCTGTATGTCACCACAGCCGGCTCGGCGGCCAACCTTTCGGAGCTGTCGGCGCGCTACGTTTACGGCGATGAGATCGACCGCTGGGAAGTGGACATCGGCGAGGAGGGCGACCCCATCGAGCTGGCGGAAACGCGGGGCAGTACGTTCGGTCGCAATGCGAAGTTCTACTTCTCCAGTTCGCCAACCATCAAAGGTGCCTCGCGGATCTCCGACCTGTTCGAGGGCAGCGACCAGCGCCACTACTACGTGCCGTGCCCCACCTGCGGCCACATGCAGACCTTGGAATGGGAACGCCTGCACTACTCGCGGGACTTCAGCGTGGTGCACTACCAGTGCGCAGGCCCTGATTGTGACGTGCTGATCGAGGAGTACCACAAGGCCGAGATGCTCGCCAAAGGCGAATGGCGTGCCCATGCCGAGGGTGATGGCGAGACGGTGGGGTTTACCCTCAACGCCTTGTATTCACCGCTCGGCTGGATGGACTGGAAGTCACTCGCCAAACAGTTCGAAAAGGCCAAAAAAGCCCAGGCCAAGGGTGACCTTGAACCGATGCAGGTGTTCTATAACACCCGCTTGGCGAAGGTGTGGGACAGCGCCCAGGAGCAAACCAAGGCCGATACCCTGAAGCACCGGGCACGCCTGGAAAACTTCACCCTCGGCTCAATGCCGGCCGGCGTGCTCATGCTCACCGGCGCCGTCGACGTCCAGGCCAACCGCCTGGAGTTCATGGCGATGGGGTGGGGCGTCGGCATGGAGCGCTGGGTCATTGACTACCAGATCGTCGCAGGCGATCCGGCAGACGACCGCACCTGGGCCGCGCTGGACGAGTTGCTCAAGGCCAAGTACCGGCATCCATGCGGTGTTGGCCTGGGCATTCTGGCAACGGCTGTCGACTCCGGCGGCCATCACACCGACGAGGTCTATCAATTCTGCCGCGTGCGCCGCTGGCGAAACGTGTTCGCCATCAAGGGCGCGAGCAAGCCCGGCAAGCCCGTGATTGCCCAGCGGCCATCCATGGTGGATGTGACCTGGAAGGGCCAGACCGAACGCAACGGCGCCGAGCTGTGGTTTGTCGGTACCGACACGGCGAAAGACTGGATCTACAACCGCTACCCGTTCGAGAGCGGGCCAGGCGCGTTGCACTTTGCCAGTGACCTGCCGGACGACTTCTTCGCACAGTGCGTGGCCGAACGTAAGGTCGCCCGGTATGTGCGGGGTCACAAGCGCATTGAATGGGTCAAGGGCAAGGCCGAGCGCAACGAAGCCCTCGACCTTATGGTGTACTGCCTTGCCATGGCGCATTACCTGGGCATCAACCGCTACAAGGAGCACGACTGGGAGCGGGTCCGCCAGGCCCTGGCGCAGTCTGGGTTATTCGATGACGCGCTGGGGATCAAGCCCGTGCAAGGCGAACGAGTCGCTCAGCCTGTTCCGGCGGCCATGCCCCAACCCGCACCACAACCTGTCGCTCAAGCGGCTCAACCACGACCCGCTGCACCATCCCCTCAACGCCGCAGCTCCACCAGCGGCTATCTGAAGAGACGCTGATATGTCCTTTACACAGAAGCACCTCGACGCGGTTGAGGCGGCCATCGCTCGCGGTGAGAAAGTCGTGCGCTACACCGACCGCACCGTGGAGTACCGCACCGTCGACGAGCTGATCAAGGCACGCGATGAGATCCGCACCTCTCTGGTCAACTCGGCCGGGCCGCGCTCCCGCGTAGTCCGGCTCTATCACGGAGGCAAAGGAGTCTGATGGCCCGACACTATCCGACGCTCAGCCGTAGCGGATTCTTGTTGCCGTCGAACATCAAGGCCAGTTACGAAGGCGCCGGAGAGGGTCGCCGATCCACTGGCTGGGATGCGCCCGACAACGGAATCAACAGCATCAACACACCGGCACTGCGCAACCTGCGCGGCCGGTCGCGGGCTGCGGTACGCAACGACCCGTATGCCTTCAACGTCATCGACAAACGCGTCAGCAACTTGATCGGCACGGGCATCACGCCCAGGCCGAACACCGAAGACAATGCGCTTCGCAAGCTGCTGCAGCTGCTATGGGATGACTGGGTGGACGAGTCGGACGCCGATGAGCACACCGACTTCTATGGGCAGCAGGCGCTGGTCGCTCGCACCGTCGAGACTTCCGGCGAATGCTTTGTCCGCTTACGACCCCGCCGCCTGGACGAGGGGCTGGCGGTGCCGCTTCAGGTGCAGATCCTTGCGCCGGAGTTCGTGCCCCACGACAAATTCGAGACCACGCGCACCGGCAACGCCATTCGTGCTGGCATCGAGTTCAATCCGGATGGAAAGCGGGTGGCCTACTGGATGTACCTGTCGCACCCCCGTGACGACGTATCGCTGAACGCTGGCTACAACCAGTTAGTTCGGGTGCCAGCCGCGCAGGTGCTGCACATCTTTGAACCGGTAGAGCCGGGGCAATTGCGTGGCGTGCCGCGTCTGTCTCCAGTTCTGAAACGCCTGCGCAGTCTCGACAACTATGACGACGCGGTGCTGTTCCGTCAGGAAGTCGCCAATCTGTTCGCAGGCTTCATCAGCCGCCCGGCGCCAGACTCCGGGCAAGCGCCACGGGATCCAGTCACCGGCCAGTTGCTGGATCTGGACCGTGACGGCTTCACGCCCATGGTCGCGCTGGAACCCGGCACCATGCAGGAGCTGGGGCCGGGAGAGGAGGTTGAGTTCTCCAAACCGCCGGACGCAGGCAACAACTACCCCGACTTCATGCGCCAACAACTGATGGCCGCAGCGGCGGGCACCGGCACGCCATACGAGATCCTCACCGGTGACATGCGTGAAGTGAATGACCGGGCGTTGCGCGTCGTGTTGAACGAGTTCCGGCGCCGCCTGGAACAGCTTCAGTTCGGCGTGTATGTCCATCAGCTCTGCCGCCCGATCCGTGCCGCCTGGATGGACATGGCGGTCCTGTCCGGTGCCTTGGTGCTGGACGACTACGCCAAACGGCGCCGCGAATACCTGCGCACACGCTGGGTGCCGCAAGGCTGGGCCTACATCCAGCCCGTCCAGGATGTGCAGGCCCGCCGTATGGAAGTACAAGCCGGCTTCGCCTCACGCAGCGAAATGGTCACCCGCACCGGTTACGACGCCGAAACCGTCGACGCGGAAAACGCTGCCGACAACGCAAGGGCCCAAGCGCTGGGCCTCAACTACAACACGCATGAAGCCGTCGAGGTTACTGACGACAAGGAGCAACCATGAGCAAACCAGCGCTTCCGCGCATTTACAACAGAGCCGGCCAGCGGGTGAACGTCCAGGACAAGACCTGGTACGCCATGCAGGAGAGCGGCGAAGCCGAGGAGCGGGTTATCGAGGTGTTCGTCTACGGCGAGATCGGCACCTGGGGCATCACGGCGAATCAGTTCGTGCAGGATCTGCGCGCCATGGATGACGGCGTTTCGCCGGTTATCGCGGCATTCAACAGCATCGGCGGCGATTTGTTCGATGGTTTGGCGATGCACAACGCGTTGTCCCGCTTGGGCGAGCGTTGCACTGGCCGGGTCGATGCCCTGGCAGCCAGCGCGGCCAGTGTCGCGGTCTGCGGAGCCCACCGCGTGGTCATCGCCTCCAACGCCATGCTGATGATCCACAACCCATGGACCTACGCGGCAGGGGACGCCGAAGACTTCCGGAAAGTGGCCGACGTCCTGGATCAAACCATGGAGGCCATTATCGCGGCCTACAAGGCCAAGGCGCCGGACATCGACGAAGCCGAGCTTCGGCGCCTGGTGGCGGCTGAAACCTGGCTGACTGCCAACGAAGCGGTGGCCCTGGGGCTGGCCGATGAGGTGGGCGACGGGGTGAAGGTCAAGGCGTGTCTGGGGCAGGGCGCCGTGCTGCAGCGTTACCAGCATGCCCCGGCTGAATTGCTCGCCCAACTGGACGAGCCACCTGAGCCGGATATCGAGCTGGAGCCTGAACCTACTGATCCGCCCCAGGATCCTCCTGTAGCGAACTCGGCCAAGCTGGCCCTGATGATCACCCAGCGTTGTACGGCGGGCGGCATCAGCAACCTGATTGAGCCGTTGATCAACTCGACCAAGCTGGAAAGCGAGGCCATCGTCCTGGCGGGCGTGGCCCGTGCCAAAGCCGTAAACGATTTGTGCGTTGCCGCACGACTGCCTGAGTTCAGCGCCGAGTACGTCGCGGCCGGTTTGGATGCCGCCTCGGTTCGAGCGCGTCTGTTCGACAAGTTGGTGGGCAGCGGCAAAGGCTTCGAGATCGACAACAGCCTACCGCTCAACGCAGACCCGGCCCCGAAGGTCCAGGCTAAACAACCCGACCCCACCTCTATCTGGGCAGCCCGTCAGGCGGCGCAGTCAGGTAGCGCTAATACCTCGAAAGGAGCAAGACCATGACCATCAAACTGGAACCGATGCACGCCGGAGAATTCCTCCTGTCCGAGGGTGCCGGGAACATCTCGCGTGAAGCGATCAACGTCGCGGCAGGCCCAGCCTTGAATCCAGGGCAAGTACTCGGGCTGAACACTGCCACTGGCGAGTTCGCCCCTTACGACGCGGCAGCCGAAGACGGCACGCAAACCGCCGTGGCGATCCTCTTCGGCCCGCTTGGCGAATCCGACGTGGTACGTCGAGCCCGTGCCGTGGTGCGTCTGGCGGAGGTGAGCGAAGTCCATCTGACCGGCCTGGACCCCGACGCGGAAAGGGCCCTCGCCGCGCATTTTTTGATCGTTCGTTAAAGTGGTTGAACTAGCATGAGAGAAAACTCCACTAAGGACGATTTCTATGCCAGACCACAACGAAGCCCTAGCCAGCGCCCTGGAGCTATTGCTGATCAATCAGAACGCAATTGGCGCTGCCGTTGAAGAACTTTCCAACTGGGTCGCTGATAGAGGTTCGTTGGACGTTGCGGACAACGTCACGACTGCCTTGGCAACACTGGACCTCAATGCCGATGGGATCGGCAATGCAATTCGAGTTCTGCGTCAGGGATAGAACTACAAACAATTTTTTTGAACCCGCTCCGGCGGGTTTTTTCATTTCTGGAGTGTACCCATGGCCGATATCGCCATTTTTGACGACGAAGCGTTTGCCGTACCGGCGCTCACCGCCGCAATCAATGAACAACCCTATCTGCCGGGCCGCATCAGCAGCCTCGGCCTGTTTCAAGAAGAGGGCGTTGCTACCCTGACAGTGCAAATAGAGAAGGATGGCGACACCCTGGCCCTGGTGCCTGCGGGTGAGCGCGGTACTTCGGGTCTGGTGGTCGGTGCCAGCAAACGCAAGATGATTCCTTTCAACACCGTGCACCTGCCGGAACGCTTCACCATCAAGGCCGACGAGATCCAGGGCATCCGGGCGTTCGGCACCCGCACTGAGTTGCAAGCGGTACAGGACGTCGTGAATACCCGTCTTGCAAAAGCGCGTCGCCAGTTGGACGCCACACACGAATTCCAGCGCATGGGAGCGCTCAACGGCCTGATTCTGGACGCCGACGGTTCGACACCTCTGTTGGACCTGTACGCCACCTTCGGAGTGTCCCGACAAAAACTGTCCATGGGGCTGAACGACCCGAGCACCGAATTGCGCGTTAAGTGCGGGGAGGCGCTGGACATGCAGGAGGACGCGCTGGGCAGCGTCACCAGCACCGGCTCCCGCGCCTTCTGTGGCAAGAATTTCTGGAACAAGCTGATCGTTCACAAGTCGGTCAAGGAAACCTACATCGCCACGCAGCAAGCGGCGGCATTGCGCGGTGACGCTCGGGAGAGTTTCGAGTTCGGCGGCATCGTCTGGGAGCGCTACCGTGGCAAGGTGGCCGGTGTGGCCTTCGTCCACGACGACAAGGCGCTGCTGGTCCCTGAAGGTGTGCCGGACCTGTACATCTCGGTGTTCGCTCCGGCTGACTACATGGAAACGGTCAATACCCAGGGCATTCCGTACTACAGCAAGCTGGAGCCGTTGCCGTTCAACAAGGGTGTGGCCGGCGAAGCGCAATCCAACCCGCTGCACCTGTGCTCACGGCCCCGTGCTCAGATCCTGCTGGAACTCTAACCATGAGCTTTCGCGAGTTGGTCAGCGACCTGGACAATACGGTATTCGATGTCCTCGGCGACCCGGCGCTGATCGAAGGCCGACCAGTCCTGGGCATGTTCTCCGCTCCTTGGTTGCAACCCAAACTTGGCCGGATTAACACTGGCCTTCGCGAGCCGCACCTGGTAATCCGCGTGTCGGACGCCGAGGGCGTCAGTGAGCGGCAACAGGTCGTGGTCGACCTGCCGGTGCATGACGGCGGTGGTAGCTACATCGTCGTCAGACCGGAGCCCGGCGGCGATGGCTTGGTGACTCTGGTGCTGAGGAAATCCCCATGAGCGTCGGCAGCTACGTCAAGCAGTCGGCCAGCAGCGGCATGATCACGCTGCAGGCTGATCGGTCGGATCTGAAAGCGTTTGCTGACTTCGCTGCGCTGGTGCCCAAGGCTTCCTTAGCTGCACAGCGCCGGGCCATCAACAAAACACTACGGTGGTTGCGAACCCACATTGCCCGCACCGTCAGCCGGCAGGAACGCATCGCGGTGTCTGCCGTACGGCAGCGCCTGCGGGCCTACCCGCTTTCCGGTAACGGGCAAGGCAAGCTGTGGTTCGGTATCAATGCGATTGAGGCCAGCCGTGCGGGTCGACCACGACAATCACGGTCGGGTGTTTCGGTAGCAGGCCGTCGATATGAGGGAGCGTTTTTCAAGAAGGTCTACGGCAGCCGGCCCGACATCTGGATTCGAACCGCGAGCAAGCACTTCAAGGCCAGTGACTATCCCGACAGTGAGGTATCTGGCGGTGGTGGGGCTAGCTCAGGCTGGATCTCGGAGAACGACAGCCGCTTTCCACTCGCCAAGGCCAAGATATCCCTGGAAGACGTCAGGCCACACTTCGAGTCATGGACCAATCGGGCTCACCAGCGCCTGCTTGAGATCCTGGAGCAGGAACTGAACTTTGAACTGCAGAAGTATCTGCGAGGATCCGCCCGTGTCTGACTTCAGTCTTGAGCTTTTGTATCAGGCCGTTGAGGCTCATATCGATCAAGCGATCCCAGGATTGGCCTGCGTGAGGACCATGCCCTACATGGCCGATCACATCGACTTGCCTGCTGCGGTGATTGAGTTGGTCGAGTTGGAGTCCGGCCGGGATCCTGGAACAGGGGAGACGGCGCTGGTTGCTCGCTTGGAGGTGCGCTTCATCGTCGGCGGTGAGGATGCCGAATGCCAGCAGAAAGCGGCATTCGCCGCCGCACAAATGGCCGTGCTGTTGCGTATCCAGACATGGGGGCTGGAGGTCGAGCCCGCCGAGTTTGTTCGGGCAGCCCAAGACTGGACTCGCCCCGAATTGGACGGCTATGCGGTCTGGGTCGTTGAATGGACGCAGACTATTTACCTGGGTGTAGAAGAGTGGCCGTGGCCGAATCAGCCACCGGGGACTTTGCTCTGGGGCTTCAGCCCTGACACTGGCCCTGGTAGCGAAGGAAGCTATCAGCCACCGGAGGATATGGCATGAGCTACCCCAGCGCGCAGCATGACCGCATGCTAGCCGGCCTGGTCAAGGATTGTTATGTGGTCGCGCTGGACCTGACCGCTTCGCCGCCCGCATGTCGGGTGTCGGATGGGGACTGGGTCAGTGCCTGGGTGCGTTGGCACAGCATCGCAGCCGGCAAAGCCCGTCATTGGCGAGCGCCCAGCATGGGCGAGCAGGGAACTCTGGTAAGTGCCAGCGGCGATGTGGCGCAGGGCACATTTATCCCCGGTCTGTATGGCGATGCCGGGGCACCTCCGGACAACCGCGACCATGTTGAGGTGTGGCGTTTCGATGATGGTGGTTCGCTGGTCTATGACTGGCAGGCCAGTACCTACACCATCACCGTGCCAAGCGGTACCGTGACCATCAAAGTCGGCGGAACCGAAGTAATCGTAACGGACAGCGCAATCAACGCCACGGCAGGCGATATCACCCTGACCGGCAATGTGCTGATCAACGGCCCGTTACAGGTCACGGGCGATATCAACGGCGGCGGAAAAATCATCGACACTAGTGGCAACACGCCGAACCACAAACACTGACTCCGACATTTATCCACAGCCCGCCACGTGCGGGCTTTCGCATTTCTGGAGCAACCCATATGAGCAAAACGCGAACGGGGACCGAGCGGACAACTGCCGACGCGGCGTTGCCTGAGCCAGTCCAAACCGAATCGTCGGCACCCATCGGACCGGCACGAGTGTTTCGCGACACCCGGTACACCTCACGCACGTTGATCATGCCAGACGACACAACCTTGCCGGTCATCGCCGGCCAGGTCACAGCGTGTGGAGATGATCAGTACGCATTTCTCAAGGCACACCCGGATATGCAACTGCTGACGGAGTAATTCCATGATCGGAGTGGACCGTCGCACGGGGCAGCCGCTGTCCGGCCAGGCGCATTTGCGGCAGTCCATTGAGGACATTCTGAGCACACCTGTCGGCAGCCGCCGCATGCGCCCAGAGTACGGTAGCCAGATGCGCCGTTATGTCGACCTGCCAGTTAACGAGGGCTGGAAAAGCGCGGTACAGGCCGAGGTCGCTCGTGCTCTCGGGCGTTGGGAGCCTCGTTTGAAGCTTGAGCGTGTCCGGGTCATTGCGGTGGTGGATGGACAGATCACCTTGCAACTGACGGGCTCTTACATTGGCGATGGCGTGGTGCTGGAGGTGAACGCATGAGCACTATCGATCTTTCGGCGTTGCCGGCGCCACAGGTGCTGGAGAGTCTGGATTTTGAAGAGTTGTATCAGGGCGAGCTGACAACGTTCCGCGAGTACATGGGCGACAACTGGACCGCTTCCCTTGAAAGCGACCCGGTAACCAAGCTGCTGGAGTTGGGTGCTTATCGACGCATGCAGAATCGGGCGAGGGTCAACGACGCGGCCAAGGCACTGTTTCTGGCTCACGCCACTGGTGCTGACCTGGTGCAGTTGGCTGCCAACGTGAACCTTGAGCGCCTGGTCATTCAGGCTGAGGACTCGACCGCCGTGCCTCCAGTGGCGGCGGTGCTGGAAAGCTACGACGCACTGCGCGAGCGTATTCAACTGAGGTACGAAGGGCTGACCACTGCCGGGCCACGGAACAGTTACATCCTGCATGCCCGTAACGCCTCGGGCCTGGTGGCAGACGCCACGGCCGAAAGCCCGGCGCCGGCCGAGGTGGTCGTGACGGTACTGTCCCTGGAAGGCGATGGTACCGCCAGCCCCGAGCTGTTGGCCGAAGTGGACACTTACCTCAACGATGAAGATCGGCGGCCTGTTGCTGATCGGCTGACAGTGCAGGGCGCCGAGATCCTGCCTTATCGAATCGATGCCGTGGTGTACATGGCCGGTACAGGCCCTGAAAACGAGGCAGCACTTGCCGAGTGCAATGCGCGCTTGCAGGCCTGGATTAACCCCAGGCGCCGCTTGGGCGTTGAGGTGGCCCGTTCGGCGATTGATGCACAGATCCACGTCAGCGGCGTGGCCCGGGTCGAGATCCCAGGATGGGTAGACATCCGCCCGACCAAGGCCCAGGCAGCGTGGTGCACGGGGTTCACCATTAAGCGGGGGGGTAAATGAAAAGTTTGCTTCCCCTCAACAGCACCCAGCTTGAGCGGGCCATTGAGGCAGCTATCGACGAAACAACCGAGATACCGCTTCGAGCCTTATACAACCCGGACACCTGCCCGGCGCACCTGCTTTACCAACTGGCTTGGGCCTGGTCCGTGGACCGCTGGGACGAGGCCTGGCCCGAAGAGGTCAAGCGTTCGGTGATCCGTTCTTCGTTCTACGTCCACGCCCATAAAGGAACCATCGGGGCTCTGCGCCGGGTGGTGGAACCGTTCGGCTATCTGATTGAGGTAGTCGAGTGGTTCCAGACCGAGCCGAAGGGTGTACCGGGAACGTTCGCCTTGAAGATCGGCATTTCCGATGAAGGCATCAGCGAAGAGACCTATCAAGAACTGACGTGGCTGATCGATGACGCCAGGCCGGTCAGTCGCCACATGACCGGATTAGCGATCAGCCTCGAAACCCGAGGGAATTTGAACATCGGTGTTGCCCTGTATGAGGGCGACGAAATCGACGTGTACCCGCCGATCATGCGTGACATTGAAGTCACCGGATCCTTCGGTGTGGTAGGGCGCGAACACACCATAGACATCTTGGACGTTTACTAATGATTGATCAGACCTCGCAATTTTTCGCGATTCTCACGAACGTGGGGGCGGCGAAACTGGCAAACGCCAATACCCTTGGTGTTCCCTGGAAACTTACTGAGATGGGATTGGGAGACGCCAACGGCACCGATCCGATTCCAAGCGCGGCGCAAACGTCTCTTATCAACGAGTGGCGCCGCCGGCCGTTGAATCAGCTCTTTATTGACCCGGTCAACCCGGCGGTAATTGTCGCGGAGCAGGTAATTCCGGCCGATGAGGGCGGACGTTGGATACGTGAAATTGCCTTGTACGACGCTGACGGGGATCTGGTGGCGGTCGCGAACTGCCCACCGAGCTTTAAGCCGATCATGTCGCAAGGCTCGGGTCGGACTCAGGTCGTGCGGATGAACATCATCGTCAGCAGCACGGGCAACATCACACTCAAAATCGACCCATCGGTTGTGCTGGCAACGCGGGAGTTTGTCGAGCGGCGAATCCAGGAAGAGTTGTACAAGCTCGATAACAAGCAGTCAGTACGTGCAGCGACCACAGCCAATATTGCGCTGACAGGTCTGCAGACTATCGACGGCGTCAGCTTGTTAGCAGGCGACCGGGTGTTGGTGAAGAACCAAGCGGTGGCCAAGGACAACGGCATCTATATTGTCGGCGTCGCGGCTTGGCAGCGTGCGGCAGATGCTGATAGCAGCGCTGAAGTGACTTCGGCGCTGATTCTGTCCGTCGAGCAAGGCGCTACGCTGGCTGACACCCGCTGGCAGTTGGTAACGGACGGGGCGATTGTCCTGGGTGCCACGTCACTGACTTTTCAGAACATCACGCAGGGGTTCGCAACCATCAATTCCCCGGCGTTGGTGAACCCAACGGCAAACACGCCACCTCAGTTTGATAATACGAAGGCGCTGGCCACCTCCGAGTTTGTAAAGAGGATGGGGCTCGAATATGGGGATTACACCAACTACGCGGCGACGGCGACGCTAACCGCCGCTGACATTGGCAAGGTTGCGGCGTTTGCTGGCGCGGGAGCGATGACTGCCACCTTGCCAACTGGCCCGTTAATTCCCAGGGGAGCGGTAGTAAAGATCCTTTGTGGCATGGGAACGGTAACGGTAACGGCCGCAGCGGGTGATTCGGTCGATGCCGTGAACTACGTTGGCAACATCAACATGGCCCAAGGTGATACCGCCGAGTTTATTCGTATCGGTTCTCTGTGGCGGTTGATTGGCGGCAGTGTCTCGCTCAAATACTCCGCGTTAATGTCTGGCTCTAATTGGGTCACGCAGCCGCAATTCGATAACACGAAGTCGATTGCGACGACTGAGTTTGTACAACGCGAAAAAGGTAGTTTCGCCAGTAGTGCGGGAATCGCCGGGGGAAACGTCGCCCTAACTGCGGCGCACGTCGGCACACGAATCGAGATGTCCGCAAACGGTACGCTGACATTGCCCAAGTCAAGTACGCTGCCCAAGGGGTCGTCGATTCTGATTACGACTTCCAGCGCAGTCGAAGCGGCCAAGTTGGCGCTGTTGGCAGGTGACACACTGGCTATCAATAACGTTTCCGTCCCATCGCCTTACACCATGTCCATGGGCTCAGACATCTTGCTGGTGTCGGACGGTGAAAAGTGGCGGGCCCACGCCAGTCTTGAGTGTTTGCGATCGTCTCCAATGTTTGCGGCCATTTTTGGAGCTAATGGCCACCAAGCTTTACCCAGTGGCTGGACATTCAAACTTGGACACGCATCAACAGACACCGCAACGGGAACAGTGCCGGTAACGTTCCCCGTCGCATTCCCTAATGCCTGTATGTATGTGGGAGCTATGTATGCTGGTGCTAGTGCGGCGCCTAATCCAAGTCTTTGTCAGTGCTCACAGCCGACCCGTACAGGTTTTACGGGCTTCATGACAAGTGTGGTTAGCAACGTTTCTGCTGTGACTGTTGGTGGGTTCAACTGGCTAGCCATCGGCTATTGAGGGTATCTATGTTCGCTAAATGGATTGAAGAAGATGGTCGATTTGCCTTCGAATTGACTGATAACGGAGGCATTGAAATATCTGATGATGAGCACGCGGCACTATTTGAGCCGCGCCAGATGGTCAAGATCATTGGAAAGGGTGCTGATGGCCGACCGGAGCTGCAGGATCCACCGCCGCCGACCGTAGAGGAGCTAGCTAGCATCGAGCGGGCCTGGCGCGATAACCAGCTTTCACTTACTGATGGGGTTGTGACACGCCATCGCGACGAGCTGGAGGAGGGCGTCGTAACAACATTGACTGCTGAGCAATACGCGGAACTTCAAACCTACCGACGGGCCTTGCGCAACTGGCCGGAGGCCGGCGATTTTCCATTGGCTGATCATCGGCCTCCAATCCCCGCCTGGCTGCCTCATCAATCCGAATAAACGCCCCGCATCGACGGGGCGTTTTCTTTTCCGCCTCATCACAAGCTAGGCCCTGCATTGCGGGGTCTTTTCGTATCTGGAGAACCTATGAGCTTCTTTCACGGCGTTACCACCACGAACGTCGACACCGGTGCTCGTGTCATTGCGTTGCCTTCGTCCTCGATCATTGGACTCGTTGACACCTTTGTACCAGCGCCGGCCTACAGCGCGCAGCCCAATGACCTGGTGGTGATCACCAATGAGCGCGAGGCGGTGGCTGCCTTCGGTGCCGACTCGGCGATTACCAAAGCCTGCAAGGCCATTTATACCCGGGCCAAGGCGGTGATCGTCGCCTGTGGTGTGGCCCAGTTGGCCGATCCGGCTGCACAGACCTCGGCAATCATTGGCGGCGTTCTGGCTAACGGCAAGCGTACTGGACTGCAGGCGCTGCTGGACGGCAAGAGCCGGTTCAACGCGCAGCCGCGGCTGTTGGTGACTCCCAAGCACAGCGCGACACAGGCTGTCGGTACCGCCCTGGTGGCAGTGGCCGATAAGTTGCGAGGGCTCGCCATTCTCGACGGTCCGAACACCACCGATGAAGCGGTGATGGCCTACGCCGAGAACTTCGGCGCCAAGCGGGCGTACCTGGTTGATCCAGGCGTGCAGTACTGGGACACGACGGCGGACGCCACGGTCGACGCGCCGGGTTCGGCCTGGGTGGCGGGCTTGTTCGCCTGGACCGACAGCGAATACGGCTTTTGGGCTTCGCCTTCGAACAAAGAGTTCGTCGGTATCACCGGCACCTCCCGCCCGATTGAGTTCCTGGACGGTGACGAAACCTGCCGGGCCAACCTGCTCAACAACGCCAACATCACCACGATCATCCGTGATGACGGCTTCCGCCTGTGGGGCAACCGCACGCTGTCGAGCGATCCGAAGTGGGCGTTCGTCACTCGCGTACGCACGATGGACATCGTCATGGACGCGATCCTCTACGGCCACAAATGGGCGGTGGACCGCTCCATCACAGCGACCTACATCAAGGACGTGACCGAAGGTCTGCAAGCGTTCATGCGCGACCTGAAAGCCCAAGGCGCAATCATCAACTTCGAGGTGTATGCCGACCCGGAGCTGAACACGGCCAGCCAGCTGGAGCAGGGCAAGGTGTATTGGAACATCCGCTTTACCGACGTTCCGCCGGCAGAAAACCCCAACTTCCGCGTAGAGGTCACCAATCAATGGCTGACCGAAGTCCTCGACACCGCCGCTTAAGGAGCGACCTCAATGGCAATGATTCCCGAAACCCTGGCGAACTTGAACTTGTTCGTCGACGGCGTCAGTTTTCAGGGCGACGTGCCGAGCCTGACGCTGCCCAAGCTCACGCTCAAGATGGAAGAGCATCGCGGCGGCGGCATGGACGCGCCGGTCGAGCTGGACATGGGCATGGAAAAACAAGAGGCGAACTTCACCACTACGGGCGTGCGTCGTGAGTCGTTGAAGTTCTTCGGCTTGGCCGACGGTACGGCGTTTAACGGTACGTTCCGAGGGGCCTACAAAGGGCTCAAAGGCAAAGTCACGCCTGTCATCGTCACCCTGCGCGGCACGCTGAAAGAAGTCGACATGGGCGACTGGAAAGCGGGCGACAAGGCCGAAATCAAGCATGCCGTCGGGCTGACCTACTACAAGCTCGACGTGGACGGCCGAACCGTCTACGAGATCGACCCCATCGGCATGCGCCGAGTGATCAACGGCGTTGACCAACTCGCCTCCCAGCGTTCCGCTTTGGGCCTCTAATTTCCTTTTGTCCGTCCGCCCAGTGCCTCGCCTGGGCGGCGGCCTCCTACCTACTTCAAGGACATAACACTATGAGCGACACCAAAATTCCAAGCTGGATGACCCTGACGGCTGACCGCGTGACTGTGAAGCTGAGCGTACCAAGCGAAGCCAACGGGGTACGCGTCGATACGTTGAGTTTGCGAGCCCCGACTGTGCGCGACCTTCGCAACGCTCGGGAGGCGTTCCCCTCCGACGAGGAGAAACAGGATGAGTACCTGTATACCTCGCTGGCTGAGATCGGAACCAAGGATTTAGACGGTCTACTTGTGAAGGACCTCAGTCGCTTGCAGGCCGGCTATTTTCGCCTGGTGCAAGATGATGAGCTTCGACCAGAAAGTGCAAAAACAACTCGCTAAGCGCTTAGCCACCGAGCTGAACTTTTCCGCCGCTGAAATCATGGTCATGCCGTTCTCCGACATGGTCTGGTGGCTTTCAGACTGAACAAGGGGTAGACGATGGCAAGCAAACTGGCGTTATCGCTGGTGATTGGCGGCGCCGTTAGTTCGACGATGGCGTCTGCCTTCCGCACGGTTGATGGCCACATCAAAAAGCTGGAGGAAAAAGGCAGCAAGGCCAAGGTGCTCAAGAGCACCATTGGCGAAACCATCCGGCTGCGCGATGAATGGAAGCGGGCTCACGACACCGGCGCCGCTTCGGCGGATGGCCTATTGCGCAAGCTCAATGGCAACCTTGATGCTCTGCGCAAGCAGGGTATGGAGGTGGGTAGGCTGGGGCAGGAGTACCAGCGCCTCGGCCGCGCAGCCAAAGCCGCCGATCTGCAGCTCAAAGGTCACCAGCAGCTCGATGCTGGCAAGAAAGGACTCACGTCGAGCATTGGTCAGGGTGTTGTCGCCACAGGCCTGGCGGCGATACCGACCAAGGTCAGCGCGGATTATCAGGCGATCATCCGCGACATTGCGATCAAGGCGGATGTGGTCAACAAGCCGCAAGAAACACAGCTTAGCCAGACGGTGATCCAGACGTCTCGCGATACCGGCATGGCCCGTAACGACGTCGCGGACCTGGTGAACCAACTGGTCGGTGCCGGTATGGACCTTAAGCAGGCCATGGCCTACGCGCCTACGGCGGCGAAGTTTGCCATCGGCCAGGGCGCGTCCGGCGTCGACACGGCCAGCATGATCATGGCGCTGCAGCAGAACGCCAAGATCAACGACCCCAAGGTGATGCAGCAGGCCCTGGAGGCCATCGCCTATCAGGGACAGGCGGGGAGCTTCGAGGCGAGCGACATGGCCCGGTGGTTCCCTCAACTCCTGGCGAGCATGGAGAAAAACGGTAGCACCGGCATGGAAGCGGTCAGCTCCTTGGGCGCCATGCTTCAAGTCCAGATGAAAACGGCCGGCGGCTCGGACGAAGCGGCCAACAATCTCAAGAACTGGATGGAAAAAATTGGTTCGGGCGACGTGGTCAAGGCGTACAAGGACGCCGGCATTGACTATCAAGGCTCCCTGAACACAGGCATTCAGAAGGGGATGTCGACCCTGGAATCCAGCTTCGCTCTGGCGATGAAATACATCCAGGCCACCGACCCGGCGAAAGCCGCGAAGATGGCCGAGGCCCAGGCCAAGATCAGCAAGGAGACGGATCCGGAGAAGGCCAAGGCGGCGCTCGATGCGCTGGAGAAATCCCTGCGTACCGGTGACCTGTTCGCAGACATGCAGGTCAAGGCGGCGCTCACGGCCTACTCGCAAAACAAGTCGCTGTACGAGCAGTTGAAAAAGGATTCGCAGTCCTCTGGCGGCATCCTCGATAAGAACCTGGCCGAGCGGCGCGAAACGTCGAAACAAATGTGGGACGAGCTGGGCCAGGCGGTTAGCGATGGCATGCGCAGCGTGGGTGACGCCATCCGCCCGGCGACCGATGCGGTCGCCCAGGGCCTGACTTCAATTGTGCGTGGGCTGACCAAGCTTTCGGATGGCTCGCAACCGGTGGTGCTTGGCATTGCTGCTATCACCACCGGCCTGTTGGCCCTCAAGACGGCTGCCAGCGCGGTGAAGATTGGCAAGGGGCTCTACAACATATCGCGTGGTCGAGTGATGGAACGAGGCGCGGGCGCCCTCGGTGACGCCGCTGCCAAGGCTCCGAAAACCGGTATCAAAACGGTGGACAAGGGCCTGGGTGTGCTCGGCAAACTCATGGGAGGCAGCTCGGACGCTGGCAGCGAGCCGCAGCGGGTCTTTGTCGTCAATGCGGATGCTATCGGCAGGGCCAGTTCCAGCGGTCCGGGGACGGATCCTGGAGGCGCTGCACGTAAACGTCAACGTGGCCGCCGTGGTCGTCGTTCTGGCATAGGGGCTATGCCGCGCAAGCGGATGATGGTTCGGGCACCGAGTACCCCAGCAGTGTCCGCACCGGCAATGCCATCACTGCCCAAAGCGTCTGCAGTGTCCGCCTTACCCAAGGCCGCAGCGGTGGCCGCTCTCCCTTTGGCTGCCGTGGCAGAGGCCGTCCCTAGCGGTTCACTTGGTCAGGCGGTGAAGTCGATAAGAGGGGTTACGCGTCTTTCCAAGCGTGTCCCAGGTGGATCGGTGCTCGATGCGGGAGTGGGTGCCCTGGACACCGCACTCAATGCCACAACGCAGGATGAAAAAGCCGAAGGATACGGCAGCGCGGCCGGCGGTCTGGCGGGCGCGCTTGCTGGTGGTGCTGCCGGTGCTGCTATTGGCTCGGTGGTTCCGGTCATCGGTACTTTCATTGGTGGGGCGATTGGCGCTGCTCTGGGCGGTCTGGGTGGCGAGAGTATCGGGGGGCTGTTAGGCAAGTCCTGGTTTGGCAGTGATGACAAGGCTGAGGACGCAAAAGCAGACAAGCCAGCGGCCTCTACTGACGCGCCGACCAAGCCGCCCGAAGTCGCGAAGGTGGTAGAGCCGACGCCGCCTGTGCCGCCAAAAGTTGAGCAGGCTTTCAGCTTTGCGCCGCAAGTCTCCATCGTCGTGCAAGGCGATGTAAAAGACCCGGCGCAGTTGGTGCGGGAGTTGGAGCCGCAATTGCGCCAGTTAATGGAGTCCTTCTCCCGGGAAGTGGCCGCCCGTCAAGCGTCGAATCAGTTGTTCGATGCCCCTCACGTTTAAGGAGGTGCCATGGCCTACATGGAGCAACTGCAATCGGTGTTCAAATCACTGCTTGCAGCGGGGGAGGCTGGCCGTACCAGTCTCGATGGCATGCTGGGTCCGCTCAATGGTGCAATCAGCGACATGACCGGCGCCGCCTCGGAGCTGGAGGGGGTGCCCGTCATTGGGCCGGCTATCGGCGCCAAGGTCCAACGGACCATGCGGGCCATCAACGCGGCGCAGTCCACCGTGGGCCAGGTGGCGGCGAAGTACAACCAAGCCGTCACCGCAGCCGGCCAAGTTCAAGAGCGGCTGGGTTCGCTCAAGGAACAGGCAGGTAAGGCGGGCGCAGCGATTAATCGCATCGCCGGCCAGGTGAGCCCATCGCTGAGCAACATCATGCCCACCGGTTCATTTGCCCCCAGCTGACACCAGCGGCCGAGGCGGTGAAGCCTTTCCCGCACCTGCTGATCATGCAGCCCCTGGCGCCGAACGCACAGCCGTACTACTTCAACCTGGACACGGCAGCTTTCGAGGAACTACGTCGGCAGACGTCGTTTCGCTGGGCGGGCCAGGAGCGTCTGACACGCAGCATCGCCCAGCAGGCGGTCGGCCAGGGAGAGGACAAGATCAGCCTAAAGGGCGTGATTTTTCCCGGCTTCAAAGGTGGGCTCAAACAGCTGGACACCTTGCGCACCATCGGGCGACGTCTGCAGCCTGTGAACCTGACCACCGGCTACGGCGAAGTGCTCGGCACCTGGTGCCTACTCAACATCGAGGAAGAGCAAAGCAACCTGCTCGCGGGTGGTATTCCGCGTAAGCAATCTTTTTCACTGGAGTTTGTGAGCTATGGCGACGACCTGCAGAACGTCTGACGGGGATCTGTTGGACACCGTCTGTCATCACTACTACGGCCATCTGAATGGCACGGTTGAGGCCGTGCTTGCCGCCAATCAAGGCCTGGCCGATGAGCCTCAACCGTTTCGCGCTGGTGTGATCATCCTGCTGCCGGATCTGCCAGCGCAGACGCTGGAGGATATCCAGCTGTGGGATTAACCCGCACCGTCGCACCTCACGAACCCCGCCCTGTGCGGCGTTTCTCTTTTCTGGAGTGTCACCATGAAGCCGACCTATCGCATCGTTGCGGACGGCAAGGACATCACCGCGTTGATCAATGATCGGTTGTTGAGTCTTCGCACCTCGGATAAGCCGGGTATGGATTCGGATGACTTCGAGTTGCGGATCGATGATCGTGATCAAGCGGTTGCGCTGCCCACGCGGGGGGCGGGTATCGAGGTTTACCTGGGATATACCGGCCAGGCCCTGACCCGCTTGGGGCGCTACACCGTCGACGAGATCGAGTTGTCGGGGCCGCCTGATACGTTGGTGATCCGGGGTAAAGCCAGTGACATGCGCGGCAGCGGCAAGACCGTGCGCAGCGGGTCCTGGGAAAACGTGCCTCTGCAGCAGATTGTCCGTGACGTGGCAGCCCGCAATGGATGGCAGCCGGTGTGCCCGGTGCAAACAAAAGTGCCTCGAGTCGACCAACTCAACGAGTCGGATTACAACTTCATCACCCGCCTGGCCAAGCAATATGACTGCACGGCCAAGCTGGCCGACGGCAAGCTGTTGGTCATGCCTCGACAAGGCGGCCAGACCGCCAGCGGCAAGAACCTGAGTCCTGTGGTGTTGAGGCGTGCTGATCTGAGCCGTTATCAATTCCGTCTCGGCGACCGCAATACGCAAAAGGCGGTACGCACCAAGCACCAGGACAAAAAATCCGGAGCCCTGAAGGTGGTCGAGCTGGACAACGACGACCTACCGAACGGCCTGCCGGCGGTCCATACCGACCGGCATATCTACCCCAACAAGTCAGCCGCCGAACAGGCCGCCAAGGCGCGCCTGGCCGCGTTCAATCGCAGCACCGCCGGGGTTCGCCTGGAAATGGCCGGGCGCACCGATGTGTTTGCCGAACGGTCGATCATTGTCCTGGGCATTAAGCCCGGGCTTGACGGTGAATACCTGGCTGAGGCGGTGGAGCAGTTGTTCACCTCCAGTGGCTGGACCACTACCGTCGAGTGCAACGGCGGCAAGAAAGGCAAGGCCAATGCCAAAGGTAAGAAAAAGAAGAAGGAAGCCAAGCCGGTCAAGGTCGTCCAGCTTTAGACGTACCCAGCAGCACCATCCAATACAACCGCAACCCGCCATCGAGTGGGTTTTTTTGGAGTCCCCATGCCACTCACTGAGCAGCAACTACAGCGCATCATGCCCAACGCCCGCCGCCAAGCGGGCGTTTTTGTATCGGCCCTGAACGCCGCCATGGCCCACCGACAGATCGACACGCCCAAGCGGCAGGCGGCATTCCTGGCCCAGGTTGGGCATGAGTCCGGCCAACTGCAGTACGTGCGGGAGCTGGGCAGCGATCAATACCTCAGCAAATACGACACCGGTTCGCTGGCCTCGAGACTCGGCAACACCCCCGCCCCCGACGGTGACGGCCAGCGTTATCGCGGTCGCGGCTTGATCCAGGTGACCGGCCGCAACAACTACCTGCGCTGCAGCTTGGCGCTGTTCGGTGACGAGCGACTGTTGCGTACGCCCGAACAGCTTGAGTTGCCCCAATGGGCGGCCGAGTCGGCTGCATGGTTCTGGTGGGTCAGGGAGTTGAACGTGCTGGCTGATCGTGATGAGTTCGAAATGATCACCCGGAAAATCAACGGCGGGCTCAACGGCCTGCAGGATCGCCTGCAGCTGTGGGAGCGGGCGAGGGCGGTGCTATGCGTCTCGTCGACCTGATCCCGCTGCAATACCGGGTGTTGGTCGCCGGGCTTCTACTGTTCGCTTTGGTTGCCGCTTCGGCGGCCATCGCCTGGACAGTCCAGGGCTGGCGATACGGTCAGTTGCTCGAAAAACAATCCCGGCTCCACACCGAAACCCTCAACCAAATCACCCTGGCCTCGGCCGCGCTGCAGCGTACTGAGCAGGACAAGCGCCTAGCCCTGGAACAGCGGCTGGCCGCCAAAGACCAAACCCACTATCGAGCCCTAACCGATGCCCAACGTGATCAAGATCGCCTGCGTGATCGCCTCGCTACAGCTGATGTCCGGCTGTCAGTCCTACTCGACGCCAATACCGCCAACGGCTGTGCAGGGCCAGCCGCCACCAGCACCGGCGGCGTGGTTCATGGAGCCACACGCGCCCGACTTGACCCGGCGCATGCTCAACGAATTATCGGCATCACCGATGCCGGCGACCGGGGACTGATAGCCCTGGCGGCCTGCCAGGCCTACGCCAAAGAAGTTTCAACACCGAAGTGAAAAGGAGCGACCGGACCAGATGCGCCAACATCCGATCCGGTCGCCGTCCCTGCAGATATCCCTGCAAGTCCAGCCAAGGCTCCTGCTCCGTGCACAAAGCGCGGCGAGCCTAGCACCTGTTTATCCATACAGTAAAGGTCTTGCTTTCAATGAGTTCACCCATCATCCCTTGGATGGGCGGCAAGCGCCGCCTAGCCGACCGCCTCATTCCGCTTTTTCCGCCTCACGAATGCTATGTCGAAGTCTTTGCCGGCGGTGCCGCGCTTTACTTCATGCGACCCCTGGCCGCCCCGGTTGAAGTCCTGAATGACATCAACGGCGACCTGGTGACGCTCTATCGCGTCGTGCAGAACCACCTGGAAGAGTTCGTGCGCCAGTTCAAATGGGCGCTCAGCTCGCGCCAGGTATTCGAGTGGCAGAAAATGACCCGCCCTGAAACTCTCACCGACATCCAGCGCGCCGCCCGGTTCTTCTACCTGCAGCACCATGCCTTCGCTGGCAAGGTCACCGGGCAAACGTTCGGCACCGCGACCACTGGCCCGGCCATCAACCTGCTTCGGATCGAGGAGAACCTCTCGGCCGCATGGCAGCGACTGTCCGGCACCTACGTCGAAAACCTCCCCTGGCTTGATTGCGCTGAGCGCTATGACCGCGCTCATACGTTTCACTACATGGACCCGCCGTACTGGCAGACCGCTGGATACGGCGTGGATTTCCCGTTCGAGAATTACGAGCGGATGGCTGACTTTATGCGTCGCTGCAAGGGCAAGGTAATGGTCAGCATCAACGACCACCCGGACATCCGTCGCGTGTTTGAAGGCTTTCACTTCGAGATGCTGGACATTCGCTACAGCAACACGAACCAGCGTCAGGGCAAGGCGGAGGTCAGCGGCGAACTGGTGATCATGAACTGGGAGCCGGCAGCGTTGGGAGGGCTGTTTTAATGGTTGTCGCGCTCGATCAGATCCGCTTGCTATGTGATTACGCTGGAGCGTTACTGTGGTCACACAAACGAAGGACCAAGACCATGGAAACCGAAACCGCTGACAAATACTTGAACATCTTTCCCTCCGCTCTGCTGGCAGCGGTGGCACGCGGGGAGGTGGATCTGAATCACTGGGCAGGCGTGGTGCTGGCTGGGCGAGGGTTGGACCAGAATGCACGCTGGGTGGGATTCCCAGAGGCGGCCCGCCTCCAGGATCAACGTAGTCAGGCTTAATTTTCTTCCGGACTCCAAGGGAGCAACAACTGTGCTCCTTGGTTTTTGACGTTTCCCACCTCTTTGCCCACGGCATACCATTCGAAATCGGCTTCCGGCCGGGAACGGTCTCTTGCAATTTCCTCTGCTTGCCCTGGACTGAGATCCGGGTCAAGCCACTCCCGCGCTTGCTCAGGTGATAGCACCAGCGGGCGGCGATCATGGATATCCACCATACCCTGATCGCAGGATGCGGTAATGATTACGAAGCCATCGCCGTCTTGCTCGTCCAGACCTGGACGGGCCTGTGCGAGCGCCCCGAAGAACATTGGCTTCTGATCTTTCAAACGGATGAAATAGGGTTGTTTTTTCTTCGGATCATTTGGATCTTTAACCCACTCATACCAGCCTTCGCTGGGCACCAGTGCACGTCCGGCCGGCCATAGCTGTTTGAAAAACTTTCCCGTCGTAACGGTCTCGATCCTGGCATTAATTGGATCCGGACGTTTCCCCTTCGCCCAAAAGGGCGCCCATCCCCACCTCACTGGCGTGATATGAACGCCGGCCTCTGTACTGTGCAGGATCTGCACGCGGGTCGTCGGCGCCACGTTGTACCGGCTGATTGGCTCCGCGTCGTACCCGCCGAACAATGGAAGCTGAGGACCAAGCTCCTCCATAAACACCGCCATCCCCTCGTACTGCGCGAATCTCCCGCACATGAGCTGTCCCGCCTGTCAGATTTTTCCTATACAAAATTGACCGCGAACCTTGTACAAAGTTAACTGTATGTTCGTACAGTATTTTTGGATCGGTGCGTCATGAGCTTTTCAATTCTAGGCCCTATTGCTGAGGGTGGCTTGAAGCTGCCCCTGTGTTCGTTTCGTGTACCCGCCGGGTTTCCGTCCCCGGCGGCGGACCACATCGAAGCGCACATCTCATTGGATGAGGTTCTGAATATTCGCGCCCCGCATGTCTACCTGGTTTCCATCGCCGGGGAGAGCATGCAAGGCGCTGGGATCTTTGAAGGGGACCTAGCCGTTGTAGATCGTGCGATGGAACCTGCGCATGGTCACATCGTCGTGGCGCTGCTGAACAACGAACCCGTATGCAAACGCCTGTGCATTCGTGGGAAGGAGGTGATTCTCCTGTCGGAGAACCCAAAGTACCCACCGAGGTACGTGCTCGAGGGCGACGAACTGATCATCTGGGGCGTCATCACCTGCAGCGTGCGCAGCCATGTCTAAAGCCCAACCAGTTTTCGCCCTGATCGATTGCAACAGCTTCTATGCCAGTTGCGAAAGAGTGTTCCGCCCGGACCTGGCCCGTGTGCCCATTGTGGTGCTGAGCAACAACGACGGCTGCGTGATCGCTCGCAGCTACGACGCCAAGCCCTATGTGAGGATGGGCGAGCCGTATTTCCAGATCAAGCACAAGCTGCAGAAGCACGGCATCGTTCCGTTCTCGTCCAATTACGCGCTCTATGGGGATATGAGCGAGCGCGTGATGACGCTCATTGAATCGATGGTACCGGCCGTCGAGGTCTATAGCATCGACGAAGCCTTCGCGGATCTGACCGGCATTGACAGCCGGGATGCCCTCGGCCGGAAGATCCGCAGCCAGGTGCTGCGCTGCACCGGCATCCCGGTTGGGGTAGGGATCGCTCACACGAAAACCTTGGCAAAGCTGGCGAATCACACGGCCAAGCGGCTCCAAGTGCAAACGGGCGGCGTGGTCGATATCTGCGACCCGTTCAAGCGCGACTGGGTGCTGCGCAACACCGACGTGTCCGAGGTCTGGGGTGTCGGTCGCAAGATGAAGCTTCACCTGGACACCATGGGTATCAAGACCGCGATGGACTTGGCAAAGGCCGACCCGTGGACGCTGCGCAAGAAGTTTAGCGTGGTGATCGAGAAGACCGCCCGGGAGCTGGCCGGCACGCCGTGCCTGGAGCTGGACGAGCCGGACCCACCGAAGCAGGAAATCTGCTGTAGTCGGATGTTCGGTAAGCGGCTCACGGACCTGGCACCCATTAAGGAAGCGGTGGCTACCTACATGATGCGTGCTTCGGAAAAGCTCAGGGCGCAGCAGTCGCTGTGCAAAAAGATCCGCGTCAGCATCCGTACCGGTATGTTCAACCCGGAGGAGGCGAAGTACGCCAGCGGTGTACTGATCGATATGCCGTACCCAACTGATGATGTGCGGCTATTGACCAAGGTGGCGGTGGACGCGCTCGACCGGGTTTTCCGGCCGGGGTTCAAGTACAGCAAGGCTGAGGTGTTGTTGATGAATCTTTGTCAGCAGGGGGAGTACACCGACGACCTTTTTGCCACCTCGCAGCCTGCCGAAGCCACGAAGGTGATGGCGGTGTTGGACCTGATCAACGGGCGGTGGGGTAGAGGGACACTCCGATCAGCCAGCGTGCCCGTCAACCCAGAATGGGGCATGCGTCGGGAAATGATGAGCCAGAGCTATACGACCAAACTTGATGAACTATGGACAGTGACATGCAGATGAGAGCCATTTTCTGACAGGTGCGTATTTTCTCTGATCACATATTACAAGGAGAAAGCTCAAGTCGAAAGGAATGAGGGGCTGGAACCGCCTGTAAAATCTCTACATGGGGATAGCGACGCTCTATGGCTTGAGATAGCGATGATCGCTGGTCTAGTGGCATACGGCAGCCAAATATCACTCCAGCAAGCTCTCTAGAACCAAATTTTATATCTTCATGAGGTGCATTTTTGTTGCGCCCGTCACCTGCAAAAAATCGCCACTCACTTTCATGTTTCCATGCATCAGATTTAGTGTAAATCAGAGTATTGATTCGTTTGGCTTGATCAAAAGCAACTAGGCCCGCTAAAAAGTCTGAAAGCTCGTCCTCTTCGAATAGCGTAGGAATGTCTCGCATGTATGACATTTCTTTTGCCGTACTGTAAGGGCTGTCTGCTCCCGGCTCATCTTGGAAGCGAAGCACCACTCCTTTGTTACTGTCGGCATAATATGCCCACATAAGTTGGTTGGTAGGTGAATCGGTTAGACACAAAATTTTGGTAGTGGAAAGTTGTTCTCTAGTTTCAAGGTACGCTTGATGAATATCTCTGTCCATTACTGAAAATGATTGTTTTATACCCATTTCCATTGACTGGAGAAAGTGCTTTTTAGGCATTCCTTGAAGATGCGGGCGCAAGAGATTAACTGCGTTTGATAATCTGTTTTCAGGGTGGCCGGTGAGTTCTCCTGTAAATACCTTCCAGAGCTTCTCAAGGGTATCGCGAAGAACTTTCTCTCGATTGAAGTTGATCTGAAGGTCAAACTGAATGTCGTAGGGATCGTTCAAAGTGGCTGGTGTGCTCCAGCGGAGTGTCTGATTTTCGAGCACGATGTTAGCGGTGCTGTATGTCATGTATTTGTAGAAAACGGTAGGCATTGGCTTGGCTCTGATGGACGGCGATTGAATTGATGCCATCATGTCTCGTCTCGTTAGTCAACTAATGCGGTTGTAGCTGGGAGGTTTGGTTTCGGTGCTCTCTAGCACCGGCCATTCCAATCCATCAACGGATAAGACGAACAAGCGCTGTTACGTAAGACTAACAGCGCTGTTTCGATGTGATATATTAAGATGATATCTTTATCGCAAAATGAGTGCAAAGCGCATGTTCATCACCAAATGAAAAGTGATGATACAGTTTCTTGATGGAGCCGAAAGATGTGTTGATATTTTCCGTGATTGTAACTGATAGTTCTGAGTTTGAGCAGAAATCGCCCATGTTCAGTGATTTTATATGTTTAAAGTATCGTCCCCACCACGCTTCGAAACTAGATCCCGTGTAGTAAGTTATTAAGAAAGTTCGTTTTATATTGGTTGGGTTATAATTTGTCAGAAGCTTAAGGTAGTGAGAGTCGATGTATCCAGTGTCAACGGAATTTAACTTCATTGCTTCAATTATAGTAAACAAATCAGAATTATCTTCAATGATAATGTCAAGCTCACCGGCACTAAGAGTTGAGCTTGACTCACCTTCGCGCGTTTGATCCTTAACCTCGTAACGTTTTGACAGTAGCATGTCACGAAGATAATCATTGTTATAATCTTCGGAGTCGGTCTTGCAGGAGCGTCGTCCTAGTCTTTGAAGGACCCACTCAATGTCAGTCTCAAGTTCGTCGTAGTTTGGCTTTTTCCTTAAGTGGGAACTGGTGTTGCATTTGGTTAGATTTTGCAAGTTTAACAGGGAGATGCGCTGCCTGTTAATTTCGTTTATAAAGTCAGTGTAGTGATTGTTGTTGTCAGTAATGATCGTTTTTGTGAAACTGGTGACTGCTCGGGATATCGTCTTATATACTGCTTCACCGGTAGAAAGTGCTCCATGTGATGAGGATAATAGAGTTTTACCGGTCTCTCGTGTGTCTAGCATCTTTCGCCAAGTTCTATAATTTGTAAAGCCATTTATGTCTTCACTTAATGAGTTTAAGTAGGAAGTTGATAATTGCTCTTCTTTGTCTAGTACTATTTGGTCATCAGACATTAGGAGGCGGTTAAGGAATACCTCTAAAAATATTACATCATTTCCTATGTTTTTTGAAAGGAACGCTGGGCAAATGCAGTGAGTTAGTTTCATTGCGGTTGCGCTCCATGGTCCTTATTTATCTTTTCATATTTCAACTGTTGAATCTGGATCGTGTCTTTGATTTCAACATCCATGAAATCTTTCGGCCACTTTATATCGCCGTTGTCATTGACTTCTATTTCGTCCAGGATAGTGCATTTGTTGGTCCTGTCACGGTGTAGGTGATAGATTTTTACATCTTCCTCCGAGAGTTTAGAGCTGTCATCGACGATACGTAATCTTAATCGTCTTATAAGTGCATCACTATGGGTTTCAATGAGGAAACGTTTATTTTCAGTTAGAGCTATATTTATGATGGCATCTGTCAACCATGCTTGCATATTAGGATGCAGATGGATTTCAGGTTGTTCAATAATGGTCAGAGATTCAGATGGCGAAAGATAGGCTTGTACTAAAATCGGAAGTACTTGAGATATGCCAAACCCCACGTCAGTGAGTTCAAGATTTACGTTTTCTTGATTTACGACAATTTTATAAATGATATCGTTGACTTTTTCGATATCGATTCCAATGTTGAACGGTGCTAGCAATATGTTTATATTGTCTTTTATAGTTGGGTTATTTTTAAGGACTTCCGCCAGTTCTGTTCCGTCTAGAGCATTTAACTTGCGATGATGGACCGATTTGTCTAGGAGATAGTAGCGCTGAGGAAATGCTCGAAGCGGGCTAACGTGATTAATTTGCAAGTCGGCAAGATTAGAAAGCAAGTGCTTAGAGGTTACGCTCAAAAATTGTGCAATCATAGCTGCANACGGGCTTGTACTTCCCTTAAATGACGCGAAACTGCCAAAGCCGAAAGTTAATTGAGTACTAGGCTTTGCGAGTTCTAAAGAGTCAAGCGTCAAAAGCTTGATGATCTCTGTCTTTGATCTGTTTAAGGCTGGCTGGTTAATTACATCTGATGAGATGTTTAAATTGTTTCCGTCTTTTTTGAAATGGAATATAACTCCGTTAGCCTTGTTGTATTGAACGAATTCAGTTATTTGTAGGTTTTCACTTTTTTTGTTATAGCTAAAAGTGTAATCAATTTTTGCGGGAGATATTTTATTGATTGGTAGTGCTAAAAAGGATATGAAGCAGTCTTCGATTTTTTGAATTGAAGTCTGTTCCGTCAAAGTAATGAAGTCTTCGGATAGGCGTCGCATTTTCTTGTCGGAACTAATGTTTGTACGGTAGTTTTTTATGAGCTTTGTATAAATTCCACAGAATTGTTTTATTCTTTGAATGCTTGCTGAAGGTTCTTTGGCGCGAAGTGTTAGCGCATCAATTTTAGATACTAGTTTTTTAAAAGATGTAGCTTCTGAATTTGTTATTTGCATTAGATGGCTCATGAATCTTACAACGGTGTCGTGATCCTCCATGCACATAGCTTTTGTAGTTGCTATTGTTTTTTTTAGGTCATCTTTCTGCGAAAATGTAAAAGAGAATGTCAGTTTGTTAGCGGGGTTTTTGTCCTTTATAATATTTAGAGTTTCTCCCATCCCTGTTTTACTGCCGTTGAGTCGAAGAGGTGACTCGGAGATTGATGATGAGTCTGCTGATTGAGAGAGCATTAGCAGCGAGTTGATAAGTGCACTTTTGCCGCTGCTGTTGGCGCCAAGTAAAATTGTGATAGGTTTAAGGTCTAGTTCAAATTCTTTAAACGCCTTGTAGTTTTTTCCTGAAAATTTAGATATCAATTCAAATTCCCTTTATGTGTTGACGGTTTCTGATGTTTAATTTCGGGGCATTTGTACTCGGATAAAAGTCAAAAGCCTAGTCGATAACCCATATTGCCATGATTTTGGCATCAGGGTAATGGCGGCGTCGTATGGGCTGACTAAGCAGCTACAGCCACAGCGACTTGGTACTGGGACGCTCCCGTTCCCTTGAGCTTGGCTAACCCCTGCTTGATGTGTCCAGCGTTCTCGCCGATCACCATAAGGCGCCACGTACGTTATCTCCTACGTCGCTCATCCCTTGCTTCTCAGTAGGAAGCGTCAGCTCCATCAGCATCAGCCCTGCCTCTAGGGCGAGCTGATTCTGGTACATCCTTTCCGGCACGTCCCATAACGAATATTCGTCTGACATGGCATCGCCTCCTTTCGAGAAAAAGTACAAGCATAGTACCGGCAGTGCCCCTGTCAGGCAGGAATTGCAGATTCCTTAGAAATTGCTACAAGGCGAAGAGATTTCAGCAGATAAGCCTTTAAGGCTGGGTATTTGAGGATAACTACGTCCAATCCATCATGGGGGCGACGGAAAAGCGCTGGAACAGTGAAACAGCTTGTAGGGGGATTGGGATCATGTGCATCGCTTGATCCAATCGATCAAGATACGAGCAGGTGCCTTGTTTCGATGGATACAACTGCCTCTCTAGCTGCTTTGATTGCAGGAATGGACTGCGCGGGTACCCCCACGACCTGATCACATACGTCACACACTGAAACCAAAACGCCATTTACCTCACCAACACCATCGTCGAATGGTACGTTTCTGCGGGTAAATGTCGTCTGGACCAAGCCTTCGCAGTGACTGCAAATCGCTCGATTCTTATCGCTCTCTTGATAAAAATTCATAGCCATTGACTCATTGATGAACGCCGGAACTATAAGCTTCCTTATAGAAATTCAGCAAGAAATTGGTGCGTAGGAAACTTCTCTAAATTATGAGCGTGATCGATTGCGGAGTCGCTAGGGCTGCAGAGTCTTTGGTTTCTCAACCGCAATCGCCTGCTACGCGCCTTGGTAGCCTCGGCCACTATCATCTGATGGCGATTTTGCCTCGAAAAAAACTAAGCAGAGCGATGCCTTGTCTCACTCGCTCATGCTCATACTAATGATGAATTCGGTTTGGATATCAACCAGGCTCAATGCACCATCGGAAAATGAGCAGCCGGTGTCGATATATACGACATTACCCAAGCGCATAACACTGGGCACTGTTGAATGTCCAACATAGAGTCGGTCTATTCCTTTGATGGGCGTGTGGTCGTTTTGCTCGATTTTTTCTCTGGCATACAGCGCTGTCTTCAAGGCTTGCCGCTGATGTTGCTCTCCAGTTTTTCCTGTGATTGCATCTTTGGCTTCCTGCCAGCCATCGTTACTTTGGATGACGGGGGCTTCGGCATGGACTATTCCAATTGTTTGATCGTTTAATAAGTCGATTTCAATGATCAATGGAAGTGCTTGCAAGGATTTTGAGAGTTCATGCTGGATGGTGGGTTGTAACTCGTACAGCCAGGCTCCACCATTTCGGATATGTCGGGGGATATCCCCATGCCCGGAGATACAGTCAATAAGCATCTGTTCGTGATTGCCACGCACTGCATGGAACCATGGCTTCTCAAGCCAGTTTAATACGTCCATGGAGTCGGGGCCGCGGTCGATGAGGTCCCCCACGGAAAAAATACGATCCAGCTCGGCGTTGAAGTCTAGTTTGTCTAAGGCCATTGTTAGAAATTTGAAATGCCCATGAATGTCGCCCACCACAAAGTCTCGACCTTCCTTGTTAGATGAGAATGATTTCGTCCTGTACATTTCGGTGGCTTTAGCAGACGTCAATTGACGGCGACTGTATCACTTAGCGAAATAAACCGTAAGGCGGTGAGCGAGGGGATAACGTTGTGCGGTCAAGCTTGAATCGCCTGCCCAATACACTTCTCAAAAACCTGCTCCATAGGCTCCATGAGGCCGTTGTAAGCCGCGATATTGGCGTAGATCCACTCGTCCTTCTCAATCCCCCACCAACTGATTTCAAACCCGGCATTCATGATGAGGTGTTCAAACAGGATGCGTTGCGCACGGCCATTGCCTTCGCGGAAGGGGTGTACGACGTTGATGTCGGAATAGGCCTCTGCCACCGCGACTATCAGCTCAGCCCGCTCCATGCCCTCGAACCAGTTTGCCGCCGCCATGTTGGCAAAGATCTTATTGGCTTCCTTCTCCATGTACTCAGGTTGACAGAAGCGGGTGGCTTGTTTGGACATGCCAACGGTGCGCAGCTCTCCAGCCCATTCAAACAGGTCTGAAAAGAGGATTCGATGAATGTTTTGAAGGTAGGCCAGGCTGTAGGGGGGAGGGCTGAATTCGACGTTGTCCGCCGCGATGGCCGAGAGCTGTTGTTCGGCTTCGCTTAGGGTCGGTTCGTCACGGATATCGAGTTTGTTGCGAAGGACCGTGGAGCCGGGATAGCAATAAGCGTCCTCGCCGACTCCATATTTGTCAGCCATCAGGTTCTGGTCTGGGTAAAGGCCTTCAAGACCTCTTCACGCGTTGGCATTTTGCGTTCGCCGTCGGCGAAGGTCGTTTTGAAACCTTCCAGACGGAGGCTAGCCGCGTAGTTGGATCTACGCGTCCTGGCGGCATAGGCCTTTTTGGTTTCAAGGCTGACATTGCCCAT